ACTACAAAAACTAAGAAGTCAACTGGGAAATCCAAGTGATGAAGATGATGTGTTAGAGTATTGCTTGGAACGTGCTGGTGACATTATTTGTGATATTAGAAATTCAGATAAGGTGGAGAAAAAATATTTAACCACTCAAATAGCCATTGCAATTGAAATTTATAATAAACGTGGTGCAGAGGGACAAACCTCTCATACTGAAAATGGAATTTCAAGGGTTTATGCAAGTGGTGATATATCACATCACTTAATTAGGAAGATTACACCAGTAGCCAAAACACCATCTTCAAAAGTGAGAGTGATTGAAGAATGAGGACATTAAACCTAAATAAAAGACCAATTTGGCAAGTGCAATACCTAGGTGAAGTCCCAATTCTCGATGAAGATGGATTAGATACTGGTGAAGTTAAAAAGCAATATAGTGAGCCTGTTGAAATCCGATTAAACCTATACACCACTACTAGTGACATAATACAGAATATGTTTGGAATGACGAATAATATAAATATAGTATGTAGTGATGAACGTAAATTGGAGATGGGTACTAAACTATTTTATAACAAACCTGATGCTGATACTGATTTTGAACGTGATTTTGATTTGGAAGTTACTGCCATTTCTAAAAGTTTGAATCATTGGAATTATGGATTTAGGGAAGTGAAATAATGGCTAAAGAACGTTATGATGTTGGTAGCTATAACCCAAGTGTAACCATTGACTTGGACAAGTTCATATCCAAAACTAGGGCATCTGGTAAAGGGTCTAGGGACTTAAATAAAATGATACAGATTGCAATTGATAAAGGATTGGATGAATTGGCTAGACGTGCTGAGGAATATGCAAAGGATAGAATGCGAAGTTATGGAATAACTGGTGAATTATACACCAATCTAAAGGCTGAAAGACATAAGGGTGGTATTCAAATAAGCACCTATGCTCAAAGTAATTGGGGATTCGACTACTCAATGTATGTTGAATTTGGTACTGGTATTGTTGGAATGGCTAGTCCACATCCAAAAGCAAGTAGTAGTGGTTGGACTTACACAACTGAACACGTTGATAGAAATGGTAATGTTAGGAGTGGATGGATTTACCCCAGTAGCATAGATGATAGAAACAGAAATAAATGGATTGGTAAAGACGGTAATTGGTATGCTTTTACAATGGGTCAAGAGGCTAGACCATTTATGTATGACACTTGGTTATATCTAAGTAGGGCTTGGCATAGTACCCTAATGGGCTACGTTAATAGAGCAAGAAAAGAGTGGGGTGAGAGTTTCCTATGATGACTAGTATAACTAACAATATCATAACAGATTTGAAAACACGTATACCTAGTGCAACCACTCTAAGAGAGTACCCACAAACTACTGGGAATTTTCCATATATCATAGTTACAGAAGGAGATTTATCAGTAGATGTTTCGACTATGGATAGTGGTGGATTCCATTATAATAATTATGAGATTACCTTGGAAATATTCACAGATGGTACTGGTAAAATAAACCAAGCTACTAAGATAAGGGGTCAAATAGATGATTTACTTGGTGGCGAATATGGGTTGGAGAGAATATATAGCAGTGCAATCCCCAATATGGGTGATTTGAACGTATACAGGTATCGAATGACATATGTTGGGAAATTAGATAAGAATAAAACGATTTTTAGGAGGTAGGTATATATGGCAATAGCAACTATGAATACAATATTAGAGTATAAAGATGCAAGTGAAGATTTTGTAAAATTAGTAGACATTAAAGATTATCCAGATTTAGGGTCAGCACCAGAATTAATTGAAACTACTACTTTAACAGAAACTGAAAGACATACCAATATCAAAGGACTACAAGATGCAACTGATTTGACATTTACTGCCAATTACACTTTAGCTGATTATAAAAAAGTTAAGGCTCTGGAAGGTGAAGACCATGAGTTTCAATTGAAACTTGGGGAAGATGGGGTAGATGGTATCTTCCGTTGGAAAGGTGAATTATCAGTATACCTTGTTGGTGGAGGAGTAAATGAAGTTAGAGAAATGACTATAACAATAACAGAATCCGAACCAATAGAATTAGTGGAATAATAGAAAGGGGATACTAATTAATGATAATTGAAATTGATGGTAAAGAGGTAGAGTTAAAGTACACTTATAATTCATTTAAATACATGGAAGATTTAAATGTGGCTGATATAGGAAATCTTGAAACAAATCCATTTAAGGTTATAAAAATCAATGAAATTCTTTTACTTGGAGCATTGAACCATAACCCAAAAAAGGTATTTGGGCGAGATGTAGTGTCAGAATACCTAGAGGCTAGAATGGATGATGGTACTTTGTTTGAAGTATCTGAAAAATTAATGGAATTACTGGAGAAGTCTAGTTTTTTTCAAAACCTTCAAGGGGAACAAACGAAAGAGGAAGTACAAACGAAAGAGGAAAAAGTGAAGAAATAGTAGTATTGAGTCAGCTTGAAGGGGAAACTTTGTTGGATTCAATACTACACCATGTATTACCAGATGCTTTGGCGATAGGTGTTCCATACGATTTATTTTGGGTTTCAACTCCAAAAGATTTAGAACCCTTCAAAAAAGCATTTTCTCTTTCTAGGGAGATAGATGACATTAGTAATTGGCAACTAGGAAATTACATTAGGATAGCAATAGCGAGTGCGTTTAATGACAAGGTTAAATATCCAAGTGAACCATATATGTATACTGGTAAACACGTTGAAGAATTAGATGAGGAAACGAAGTTAAGAATAGGTAAAGAAAATAATCAACTGGTAAGAATGAGATTATTAGAGAGGATTCAGAAACGAAAATTAAAATCCTCGGGTGGTGAATAAGATTGAATAATAAGATGCGTATAGATTTTAGCACAAATGCTGGTGGAATAGCTAATTCTATAAATAAATTAGCTGGCTCAATGGAGAGGGCAGGTAAAGCTGGTAGGAAATCTGCTGGTGATTTTAGAGCATTTCAAAAACAAACTAGGAAAATAAATGATGCTTTTAGTAATATGGCTAGGGATGGTAATAGAAGTACCAAAGTATTCAAAGGTTTATCATTAGCTACTTTGAGTTTAAGTAAGGCATTTGGATTACTATTAACCCATAGATTTGGTGCTTGGTGGCGACAAGGAATAACCAGTGCCATGGAAATGATAGAAACCAATGAATTATTTAGAGTATCATTAGGTGAGTTGACAACTGAAACTGATAATGTGGTAAGGTCGATGTCTAAGCTAACTGGACTAGATGCCACTAATATTAGAGATAGAGTAGCTAACTTTAACTTACTAGCTAAAACTATGGGTATGACAGCTAAGAACTCACAAACATTGGGATTGAATATGAACCAATTAGCCTTGGATATGGGTGCAGTTTTTAACGTTTCATATGCACAAGTAGCAGAGGACTTAAGGTCTGGATTAGTTGGGCAATCTAGGGTACTTTATAAATATGGTATTGACGTTACAAATGCACAATTGGCAGAAGAGGCTAGAGCAAGGGGTATCCAAAAATCAGTACAAGCAATGACACAGGCTGAAAAAATGATGCTTAGGTACTCTGTAATATTAAAACAAACTAAAACCATTCAAGGTGAATTTGCACATGAATTTAACTTTCCAATGAACCAAGTGAGATTATTCCAAGAAAGATTTGTGACACTAAGTAGAACTATAGGTCAATTATTCTTACCAGTTTTCGGTGCAATTGTTAGGGTTGCTAATTCAGTTGTAATCGCTTTAACTAGAGTATTTCAACATGATAGGTATGTTATTTGGGATAGATATTGAAAAAGCCTTAGAGCCTAGAGATGGTGTAGGTTTAGGTGATATAAAAGATGATGTTGATGGTATAAATGATGGTGTTGATGATACAGGTAAAGGTTTAGGTAAGGCGACAAAAGAGGCTAAAAAGTTAAAGAAACAATTAGCTGGATTTGATGAGTTAAACATTATCCGAACTAAAGCACCAGAAACTCCAAGTGCAGGTGGTGTAGGTGGTGGACTTGGTGATTTAGGTGAGGTAAACTTTGACTTAGAAGGCTATGATAATTTATTAGATATGATTGAAGATAAGTCACAAGCCATGGCAGATAGCATTATGAACTGGATGAAAGGTGTATGGGAATTAGCTGAACCGACTAGGGAGGCATTATCCAGACTATGGGATGAAGGGCTAAGTAAATTTGCAGATTTCAG